TTACGGGGTAATGCCAACCGCTGCCGCCACTTTGTCGCCACTTGGCAGCGTTGCCAGAGGATTGAAACGGAGCGCCGTTTCCAGATGATCCGGTGCCAGATGTGCGTAACGCATAGTCATTTTTATATCGTGGTGTCCGAGAATTTTTTGTAAGGCCAGAATGTTTCCACCCGACATCATGAAGTGCGCCGCAAACGTATGGCGCAGAACGTGTGTGAGTTGACCGCGAGGGAGCACGATAGACGTTTTTTCCATCACGGATAAAAATTGAAAATAGCAGTCTGTGAAGAAATTGAACCCATCAAGCGCCATGATCTCTTCGTAAAGCTCTTTACTGATAGGGATGCTTCTGTTTTTCTTCCCCTTCGTTCTGACAAAGGTAATTCGGTATTTGGTCACCTGTGAGCGGGTAAGATTTACGGCTTCACGCCAGCGTGCGCCTGTGCTTAAGCATATCTTAACTACCAGTGCCAGAATTGGGTCCTGACGTTTGCAATCAGCCAGCAATTCAACAATCTGCTCATGGGTAAGCCATGCCATCTCTTTTTCTGCGATGGTGAATTTTCGCATGTTCTCCAGTGGGTTCGGATACGACCATTCGCCCAGACGGGATAGTTCGCTAAAAACACTACTTAGATAGCTTTGCTCCAGGTTAATGGTGACCGGGCTTGCTCCTTTCTTCCATTTCTCGCTGAAGTAGATCTCGCCTGTCAGGCGTTTATCTCGATAGTGGGCAAACATTTTAGAGGTGAGATCGGTTGCAAGAGGATTGCCTAGAGCGTCAACCATCAGCAGCAATTTGTCATAGACATGCTGTCCAGCAGTCAGAGATTTACCATGTAGTTTGAACCATAGCTCAACCACGTCTTTCAGGGTTCGACGATCCACTGATTCGCCCAGCCAGGGCTTTGATTCGGTTTCTTCCATCGTGTGACGCTCAAAAGCCAGAGCTTCGCCTTTGGTGGCGAATTGTTTACGCACACGACGCCCACTTCGTCCGGCGGGGTAACATTCGCAAAGCCATTTCCCTGTGGTGAGTTTTCGTACTGCCATAAAAAATGCCCTCCAGTAGAGAGCATTTTTACTGTATGTATAACCAGTGTCAATGTATGAAATCCTACGACCATACATCTCACTGAAGCCATAATGAAGTTGGCTATTCTTTTTGCTATGTGAGCATGTAACTTTTGCGGTTAACCTGCGGCTCATTTTTATTTTAGACGCAGATATAAAAACAAAAGTTATCGTGAGTTTTTAGTACAGATTTTTTTGGATTTACTAATAGTTCCATCATTGCAAACGAATTTGCCATCTGAGGTACAGTGAGAAACACCTCCCTTTTTCCCTGAGCAGGGATAATTTCTAGCATAGGTAGTTAGTGGGTTTAATAACAAAGAACATGACAAAACCACAAAAAATACCTTACCAAGCATAGTTTCCTCCCGGTACTATTTAACATACTTGACTGTTAAACTTATAATTTTACCAATTATTTCAATGTCTTCTATCTTGCATTCGAAGGCTCTGTTTCCACCCTCGACGAAGATTCTTCCACCGGGTAAACGAGTAATGTCACGGATCGTTATTTCGCCATCAATACTTATTACCCATTTACCATCACGTATATCATCAAATTCTTTATCACAAATAAATTCAGAATTGTTATCTGTGATGACAAAAGGTTTTTTAAACGTAGAGGGTAGAAATCCCTTATCAAAAATATAAAAACCGTCTTTCTGCAATGCTCCATCAGACAATAAATATTTTTCTACTTCTATAGTATTTGTATTTGCTGATGCTTGCTTTGAACCATGCCCTGTTGTTAGCCAATTAAGCGAGGTGCCCGTTTCAAGGGCGCACTGGATTACCCAATCTGCTGGAAAAATATCACGCATATAGCGCGTTGCCATGGTGCTCTTAGAAACACCTAAATGATCACAGAGAGCCTGACGAGTACCGAACCCATATGCTTCAACTAAACGTTCTATGGCTTTCTTACCGCCGCTATTGAAATCCACAAGTCCTCCAAAGAAATCCAAAATTCGTTGACAGATTCCAAAAGCGATCTTAAAGTTGAACCAGAAGTGTTCTTTTGGAGCCTTCACTACTAATCACGACAAACAACGGCTCGCCACAAGCCATATCTAGAAGGAATGTTGCCTTATGACACCTAACATTTCAATTACTCTGAATACACCACATGTCACAATCGAACGTTATAGCGAACTGACTGGCCTTTCTATTGATACGATTAACGACATGTTGGCTGATGGCCGACTACCTCGTCATCGTCTTCGTAAAGACAAAAAACGTGAAAAGGTAATGATTAACCTGGCTGCTCTGACTGTTGATGCTTTGTCTGCTTAATAGACGTCTATTTTCGCAATAAGACGCTGAGTTCGATTTTGCGATAAGTTCGGGGTTGAAAACCATGTTTGATTACCAAGTTTCCAAACATCCACATTTTGATGAAGCCTGTCGTGCATTCGCACTGCGCCACAATCTGGTGCAACTGGCAGAACGTGCGGGCATGAATGTGCAGATTCTGCGGAACAAGCTGAACCCAGCTCAACCTCATTTATTAACCGCACCAGAAATCTGGCTGCTTACCGATCTGACTGAAGATTCAACGTTGGTAGATGGTTTTCTGGCACAGATTCATTGTCTGCCATGTGTACCGATTAATGAGGTAGCAAAAGAGAAACTGCCACATTACGTCATGAGTGCAACCGCAGAGATCGGGCGTGTTGCTGCAGGTGCGGTATCTGGCGATGTAAAAACCAGTGCAGGTCGTCGTGATGCTATCAGCAGCATTAACTCTGTAACACGACTGATGGCGCTGGCGGCTGTTTCATTGCAGGCCCGTTTACAGGCTAATCCTGCGATGGCGAGTGCAGTTGATACCGTGACTGGCCTCGGTGCTTCATTCGGTTTGCTGTGAGGTGCTTATGCTGACGAAAGAACCATCATTTGCATCGCTGCTGGTAAAACAAAGCCCGGCAATGCACTACGGTCACGGCTGGATCATGGGTGAGGATGGTAAACGCTGGCATCCGTGCCGTTCACAAGATGAATTGCTGTCTGAATTGACCACGGGGAAACGGAGAAAGTCAAAATGTATGCAGCGGAAAGTGAAGTGGTTTATCAGTTTCGTTACAGAGGGGAGAGTTATTCAGTACCTGAAGATGATTTGCTCTGTTGTTATCCGTCGTTGTCGGGCGATGGCAGTTACTTTTTCACGCTAAAGGATGGGACGTTTTTACGGGGAGAGCAGGTTAAAGAGACGATACGAAAAAATGTATCTCCTCTTGAACGTTACCGTAAGAACAAAGAACGATAGTTGCGTTTTGGGGATATGAATTATGGCAATTAATGGCGCTGCGGCGACTGTTCCATTAAGCCCCGGTGAACGCCTGAATGGACTTAATCACATTGCGGAGTTAAGGGCGAAAGTTTTTGGCCTGAATATTGAGTCAGAGCTTGAGCGGTTTATTAAAGATATGCGTGATCCACGGGATATCAATAGCGAACAAAATAAACGGGCACTGGCTGCCATATTCTTTATGGCAAAAATTCCAGCTGAACGTCATAGCATCAGCATTAATGAGCTGACCACTGACGAAAAGCGGGAGTTGATTAAAGCAATGAATCATTTTCGTGCAGTGGTGAGCTTATTTCCCAGACGGCTAACCATGCCGAATTAACCAGCTAATGAAATTAATGGCGTAAACCCGCCGGGCATCCCTTTATCTAAATTCAGGAGAATTGATTATGCGTAATATTGAAACCCTCACGACTAAAACCGGACCGGATGACGCAGGGCTTAATATTTTACTGACAGAGGCTCGTCTGGAAGAACGCCGGGCAAGGGCTGAAGCAATGGCTGCCCGCCTTGATAGTCTTGCGTGTCATATCACATCCCGCCAGCTAAACCACGTCGAAGCGGCAGAACTGCTGCGTGTGACCGCTGAAGCAATCCAGAACGAAGCGCAGGAGATCCACTAATGGCTGATGCAATGGATCTCGTACAGCAGCGCGTTGAAGAAGAACGCCAGCGCCATATCCGTGCTGCCCGTGCCAAAACACCGGGCGTGTCTCGCGTGCTTTGCATTGAATGTGAAGCGCCAATTCCGCCAGCACGCCGCCGCGCCATTCCAGGAGTGCAGCTTTGCATTACCTGTCAGGAAATCGCAGAGCTGAAAGGCAAACATTACAACGGAGGTGCTGTATGACAGGGGCTGTGCGTATCCATCAATTAAAAATTGCACCTAAGTATTTCAACGCTGTGGTTGCAGGTCAAAAGACGGCTGAACTTCGTAAAGACGATCGTGGCTATAAAGTTGGTGATGTTCTTTCTCTTTGCGAATGGAAGCATGGCGTATTTACGGGTAGGGAATGGGCCGCGGTTATCTCTCATGTGCTTCCGGTTAATGACGTCATGGCAGTTTCAGAACAATGGGTGATGCTATCAATTCGCTCATTAACCCCATTAGAAGCTTTAGGATATGTTATTGCAGGAGGTGCTGTATGAGCACCATCCTGAAATGGGCGGGTAATAAAACCACCATTATGTCCGAACTGAAAAAATACCTTCCTGCTGGCACGCGACTGGTTGAACCTTTCGCGGGTTCTTGTGCTGTGATGATGGAGACGGATTACCCCAGCTATCTGGTTGCGGATATTAATCCTGATTTAATCAACCTCTATAAAAAGGTTGCTGCTGATTGTGAGGCGTTTATATCTCGTGCCAGAGCTTTATTTGAGGAAGCAAACAGAGAGGTGGCTTATTACAACATAAGGCAGGAGTTTAATTACTCCACTGAAATTACTGATTTCATGAAAGCGGTATATTTTCTGTATCTCAATCGTCATGGTTACCGTGGGCTATGTCGCTATAACAAGAGCGGGTATTTCAACATTCCCTACGGTAATTATAAAAATCCGTATTTCCCTGAAAAAGAAATTCGCGCATTTGCAGAGAAAGCCCAGCGGGCAACGTTTATCTGCGCCAGCTTTGATGAAACGCTGGCGATGTTGAAGGCGGGGGATGTGGTGTATTGCGATCCGCCTTATGACGGTACGTTTTCCGGCTATCACACTGATGGCTTCACTGAAGATGACCAGTATCACCTGGCATCCGTTCTTGAACATCGATCATCTGAAGGTCATCCGGTCATTGTTTCTAACAGTGACACATCCCTGATCCGTTCGCTGTATCGCAATTTTACTCACCACTACATCAAGGCAAAACGCAGCATCGGCGTGGCAGCTGGTGAGAGTAAATCTGCAACAGAAATCATCGCTGTTTCCGGGCCGCGCTGCTGGGTAGGATTTGATCCTTCGCGTGGCGTGGATTGTTCCGTCGTGTACGGAGTGCGTGCATGAGCCATGCTGATATGAACAACTGCAGCGGCTTTAACGAGGTCGCCGCAGCATTCTCATGGAACAGCCCGAAAAAGGCCATTAACCCTTATCTGGACCCGGCGGAAGTTGCGCCGGTTTCTGCGCTTTCAAACCTGATCACTCTGTACGCTGCCGATAACGAGCAGGAACAACTGCGCCGCGAGGCACTGAGTGATCAGGTCTGGGAGCGTTATTTCTTTAATGAATCCCGTGATCCTGTCCAACGCGAAATGGAGCAGGATAAGCTAATTAGCCGGGCAAAGCTGGCGCATGAGCAGCAGCGTTTTAATCCAGACATGGCCATTCTGGCGGACGTCAACGCCCAGCCTTCCCATATCAGCAAGCCGCTGATGCAACGTATTAAATACTTCAGCAGCCTGGGCAGGCCAAAGGCTTATTCCCGCTATTTGCGTGAGACGATTAAGCCATGCTTGGAACGACTGGAGCATGTACGCGACAGTCAGCTATCCACTTCTTTTCGCTTTATGGCAAGCCATGAAGGGCTGGACGGCCTGCTGATCCTGCCTGAAATGAGTCAGGATCAGGTGAAACGCCTGTCCACCTTGGTAGCTGCGCATATGAGCATGTGCCTTGATACAGCTTGTGGCGATTTGTATGCCACCGATGATGTTACGCCAGAAGAAATCCGCAAGACATGGGAAAAGGTGGCAGCGGAAACCCTGCGTCTGGATGTTATCCCGCCTGCGTTTGAGCAACTCTGTCGGAAAAGAAACCGCCGTAAACCCGTGCCTTATGAACTCATTCCGGGTTCGCTGGCGCGTATGTTATGCGCCGACTGGTGGTATCGGAAATTATGGAAGATGCGTTGCGAATGGCGGGAAGAGCAGTTGCGTGCTGTTTGCCTGGTCAGCAAAAAAGCATCTCCCTATGTCAGCTATGAAGCCGTGATGCATAAACGTGAGCAGCGCCGTAAGTCGCTGGAGTTTTTCCGTTCTCATGAACTAGTGAACGAAGACGGCGACACGCTGGATATGGAAGACGTGGTAAACGCTAGCAGCAGCAACCCTGCGCATCGCCGCAATGAGATGATGGCCTGTGTTAAAGGTCTGGAGCTTATCGCGGAAATGCGTGGTGACTGCGCCGTTTTCTACACCATCACCTGTCCGTCACGTTTCCATTCCACGCTAAATAACGGCAGGCCCAACCCGACCTGGACAAATGCGACGGTAAGACAAAGCAGTGATTATCTGGTCGGTATGTTTGCTGCATTTCGTAAGGCTATGCACAAAGCCGGGTTGCGCTGGTATGGCGTGCGGGTGGCTGAGCCGCATCATGACGGCACAGTTCACTGGCACCTGTTGTGTTTCATGCGCAAAAAAGACCGCCGCGCCATTACTGCATTGTTGCGTAAGTTTGCCATCCGTGAAGACCGCGAGGAGCTGGGCAATAACACGGGGCCGCGCTTTAAGTCTGAGCTGATAAACCCGCGCAAAGGAACGCCGACAAGCTACATTGCGAAATATATCAGTAAGAATATTGACGGGCGTGGTCTGGCTGGCGAGATCAGTAAGGAAACGGGTAAATCCCTGCGTGATAACGCTGAATACGTTAATGCCTGGGCGTCTCTGCATCGTGTTCAGCAATTCCGCTTCTTTGGCATTCCGGGGCGTCAGGCTTACCGTGAACTGCGATTGCTGGCTGGTCAGGCGGCAAGGCAACAGGGTGACAAAAAAGCAGGTGCGCCGGTACTGGATAACCCGCGCCTTGATGCCATCCTGGCTGCTGCTGATGCTGGTTGTTTTGCCACCTACATCATGAAGCAGGGCGGCGTACTGGTTCCCCGCAAATATCACCTCATCAGAACCGCTTATGAAATCAACGAAGAGCCAACCGCCTATGGCGATCACGGTATTCGTATTTATGGCATCTGGTCACCCATTGCAGAGGGCAAGATCTGCACTCATGCAGTGAAGTGGAAAATGGTTCGTAAGGCCGTTGACGTTCAGGAGGCGGCAGCCGACCAGGGCGCTTGCGCCCCTTGGACTCGTGGCAATAACTGTCCCCTTGCTGAAAATTTGTACCAACAAGGGAAAGACAAATCAGCTGATGGAGATACCAGAACGGATATCACCCGCATGGATGACAAGGAGTTGCACGATTACCTGCACAGTATGAGCAAAAAAGAGCGCCGGGAACTGGCAGCAAGGTTACGCCTGGTGAAACCGAAACGGCGTAAAGACTACAAACAGCGAATTACAGATCATCAGCGACAGCAGCTCGTGTATGAACTGAAGTCCAGGGGATTTGATGGCAGCGAGAAAGAGGTCGATTTACTGCTTCGCGGTGGCAGTATTCCGTCAGGAGCAGGCCTGCGTATCTTCTATCGGAACCAGCGTTTGCAGGAAGATGATAAGTGGCGAAACCTGTATTAATTACGCGGGTTAACAATTCGTGCTCTTAATAATACCAGGCATATCAGGCTGATGAGCGTAAAAAAACGTTTTACATCAGTAAGATCATTATATACTGTAAATATAAACAGTGATTATGTATACAGTATTGCTTGTGGTGTCATAGGAGGAAAGATGCAGGACTATTTTTTGGAGTCTTTGAAGCTCCAGCGCATTGATTTTTTTCTTAAGCTTGTAGCGGCTAGTGAGTGTAGTGATGAAGAGAAGGGGCTGGCCCTGCAGTGGGTTTCTGAACTAACAGATGAACTCATGGCAAAAATCAGAAGCCACGAATACAACCGCTCAATGGATGTCATCAGCTGAGGGGACTTTTATGCGCATTGAAATAATGATCGATAAAGAGCAGAAGATTAGCCAGTCTACCCTGGACGCCCTTGAATCCGAGCTTTACCGCAATCTGCGCCCTCTGTATCCCAAAACGGTAATTCGCATCCGCAAAGGTAGCTCTAACGGTGTGGAACTGACCGGACTGCAACTGGACGAAGAAAGAAAACAAGTGATGAAAATTATGCAGCAGGTGTGGGAAGACGACAGCTGGCTGCATTAAGAAACGTTGCCCCCAGGAGGATTCATTCTGATGGGGGCTAGTTTGGGTAACGAGTGAAACGAGGCGTAAGGTGGGCGGCCATTTTGATAAGTGATTGTACGCTTTGTGTTGTGAGTTCAACGAGTCGATGCAACGCTATCCTTAATCAAGGGGGACGTTGCTCATACCCATCGATGCAATGAAAATCCATACTCATGGGGAAGACCAGAATGTCCCTGCCTTTTTCATTTTGTTCAGCACATGCACTATGGCCATTGCCTTCCCAAGCAAGTTATCGTAATCACTCAGCGTCAGTAAACTACTGAAAAATTGTTTTACCTTGTATATCAATAATGCCAAATCATACCCAAAAAATCGAAAATAATTAGATCGACAGGCAGAAGGCAATGTGAATAATCTTAAAAACCTTGACTGCCAGTGAGGTTTAGTTCTATAAATAGACTTACGAATTTGAAAGGATGAGTTGAAATGAGCGAAAGGAAAAGAATTGAAGATCAGTATCTTCTCTATCATTTAACATGTATGGATAATCTACCTAGTATTTTAGACACAGGATTAAGATCTCGTGCATCAGTAAAAGGTGAGTTTGTTGATGTGGCCGACGGTGAAATAATAACAGGTCGCGAAGCATTAAATTTGCAAACAATGGTTCCTTTTCATTTCTTTACTAAGAATCCATTTGATGGAAGAGTCCTGAAAGATCATAAGGAAAAATCATTTTGTATTATTTCGGTTTGTCGGGCATTTGCCAAAGAAAATGGTTGGAAAGTTATCCCTAAACATCCATTATCCACCAGTTCTGTTATAGACCTCTTAGATTATGAACAAGGAATGGCCCAAATTGACTGGGAGCTTATGAATATAAGGGATTATAAAAATGCAGAATGCAAATCTGTATGTATGGCTGAGTGTTTATCAAGTGTAACGGTCGAGCCGAAAAATTTCCATTGCATCTTTGTCAAAAATGATAACGAAAAAAAATATGTTGAAGGGTTGATAAAACAACAAGGATTAAGTATATTGATAACGATCAACACTTATATGTTCTAATTCTATGATTAAGTATGCAAGCGGAAATCTTCTAAACTCTACATCGCAAGCTCTTGTGAATGCTGTAAACTGCCAAGGAGTCATGGGAAAGGGTATTGCTTTGGCTTTTAAAGAAACTTTTCCCTATAATTTCGAAGTTTATAAGAGAGCATGCGCCACTGGTACAATGAAAATTGGACAGGTTTTAATTGTAGAGGAAAAGGGAAAAATAATTGTAAATTTTCCCACTAAAGATAATTGGAGAAAAAAATCAACATATGATTTTATCTCGCAAGGCCTTGAATCTTTAGCAAAAATTATAGACGAAAAAAAAATTACATCAATATCAATACCACCTTTAGGCTGTGGTAATGGGGGCCTCGATTGGAATAAGGTTGAGGCTCTTATTTTAAAAACTTTTCAAAATTTAGATAATGTTGATGTGGTAATTTATCCGCCTGCAACTAACAATCAACTTTCAAAAAATAAAAATGTTATTAATGCTAAGCATCTTTTGGTTCACTACGCCTATGGAAAATTAAAAGTTAAGCAAAAATATTCCCTTTATACAGTTTTTTATATTTGCGAATGTATTGAGAAAGCAAATCTTTTTTTATTCGATTTTAAACATGGTCGGCCATACTCTTCTGAGTTAGAAAATATTATGAAGGATATAGCAAACCTTAAAGTTGAGTTGCAAGGAGATTTTGATGCTTTTATTGAAGATTATATTAATACTCATCAATCCAAAGAGTTACAAACCGAGTTTGGTAAACTAATCTCAACTTTAAATCCAAGTATAAGTTTGCTCAATGCTCTTAAAAATAAGATTGATTATACAGATAGCGTACATGTGATCACGAGAATTGCTAAAGAAAAAGATCATGGCTTGCATATTGACAATTTCAAAGAATATGAAAATATTGTGCAGCATTTAATTAAAAATGGATTGGTAATCGAAAATATTTTTAACGAACTAAAAATAAAGGGAAGTTAGTAGCGCTATTTTCAATTTTTTTGCTGAAATTGCGCATGCACACTCTCACGCATTATAGATGCGGCGTTAATCCCGCCAGGAGTGTTGTTTAATAAATTGAACTATTTCTGCATTGAAGGATCAACTTACGCATTCGCTGACAACGCAGGCACTCTCCTGGCTAAGCAGAAATTCAGAGTAACCAACTGGCACTTTTACAACAATTTTCTTATCAGTTGCGGCTCCATGACTTTCTGGTGGGATAACAAAGCAATTAAGGCGTGGTATTGTAAGTATCCCGCATAATCATGCTAGTAACATTTGTCCCCCATGTAACCTAATTAAGGCAACTTCCGCTCTTCGCTCACAGTGAACCTCCATGTTTGTAAACCCGTATATTTCGTTTTTCAAGTGGTCATTCAGGTACGGATTTTCACTTCTCTTGGCTGTGCATGACTATGCTGCATGAAATTGCATGATCGTTTGAGGATCGTTTTTGCTGAGGCCCCCCAGAACTGGCGGGCTTTTGCTTATGTCATGCAGATGCATGAAAATCACTGCATAAAGCGGGCAGGCGTGGCGGGGATACGAGCGCGCGCTGATGGGGATACGGTGTTTTTAGTAAGGTTATGAGGTAGAATTTGACGCGGTTTTTTGAGCATATTGAGGTGTAAATAAATGGATGCTATTACTGGATTATTGGATTTTTTTAGAAAGATTCCAACGGCACTTCTTGTAGCTATTACATGTGGTTTAAGTTTGATCCTTTTTTTGCCAGAATCTTTAGCTTCTAAAGTTGCGGTTGATGGTTTCCGTAAAGAATATAGAAATTTCATAGGACCAGCATTTTTACTGGCTGTCTCTTTTTTAGTTGCAAGAGTATATCAGTTTTTTCATGACCTATATGGCGATAGACAAAGGCACAAAGTACGTATCTCTTATTTGGAGAAGCTAACTCCTGAGGAGAAGGGATACCTCTGGTCTTATATAATTGATGGCGAAAACTCACTAATGTGTGGTCCTGAAGATGGTGTTATGGGGGGGTTGGTTGCTAAGCGCATAACCTATAGAGCTGCAAACGTGGGCAGTATGATTGACGGATTCGCTTTCAATTTGCAGCCGTGGGCTCGCGAGCATTTACAGAACAACACTCATTTATTAGAAGGAGCGGTCGGTAGGGCAATGACACCGGGTGAGAAACTAGGATTTAGGCGTAGATTTTAACCAGTCGCACACAGGCGATGCTTGACTGGTTAGACAGGGATAATCTATTCAGCGTTCAACTGGTAGGGGTCAAAAGATATTATTGGTTCATTTAACCATTCGTTAAATTCTTCAAGTCGCTTTTGTAAAGGAATTAACTCATTTCGCACAAAAACGCGGCTGGCCTTCTCCACATCCCCAAACCCTCCAACATTATTCGGCATAATCCCCATCATTTGCGGCGGCACACGGTGCGCCGCCATCATGTCATCACGGCTGACGTTCTTGATGTTCAGAAATTCATCCTTCGCTGCGACTTCTGACAACGGGATAATCTGAAGCCCGTCCTTTTTACCGTTAGGCGAGTACATAAACAGGTTACGGAAGTTACCAGGACCTTTGGCGCTTTTCATCGCATTGCGGAGGTTGTTCACATCCTCCTGGTTCTGCGCAGCATCGGTCATGTACATGATGAAGCCTGCATGACTGCCGTTAATGTAATACTTGCGGCGGAACAGCGTGGCGGACTCGTTGAGCAGAGTTGACGGAATGGCAGAAAGATAACCGGGCAGGCCGTAGATCTCCTGGTTGATGTCCGGTTCCATCAGATGAAAGATGCTGCCTTTCGTGAACTGATATGGCTGCGTGGTCATACCGTATTGCACAAACCAGTAGGTATCCAGGTCTAACCCGCGTCGGGTGTATTTTGCCAAGGCAGGTTCAAGGGCGATAACTTCACCGAAGCGGTTCGTGCGTTTCTCCAGGTAGGCGTTACCAAATACCAGATAGTCCTGCACAAAACGCGAAAAAGCCTGCTGGCTGAGCAGCGGGTGAGGGATGTAGGTGCTGGTCAGAATGTTGCACTTTACTGCAATCGGGGAACTATGATGAACGGCAGCGCGGAAGGTGCGCGCCAGTCCGTCAAAGCTGACGGGCGGCTCATACCAGCGGTCCATCTGTACGCATTCCACATAATCCAGCAGTTCTCGGCGGTCCAGAACAGGAACGGGATCGCCGAAGCTGAATGCTTCGGCTGTAGTTTGACTTTTAAGCTGGATCTGTTTCGTCGCCGCAGCGCGGTTCTTCTTACTCTTTCCCATCAAAAAATCTCCACAATATTGCTGGTATTGGCGGATTCGCCCTGCAGCGGTTCGTTAAACAGTGCGTGCATCGTTGCCCAGGCCAGATCGGCGTGGCTGGCTTCTTCGCTGCGGCTGGCTTCATAGGTCGGGCGGTTGCCACTGGCGGTGGTGGCGCGACGGATTGCCATAAAGGACTGCGCTATGTCGGTGTGTCCGGCGTCAAACTCCAGACGGCGGTGGCTGATAATATCGTAGGCCTTGAGTACCAGAGCGTTTTTAACGTTGGGGTTGTAGACAAACTCCCGGACGGCAGGAAAAAACGCTTTCACGTTCTCGTAAACCCCGTGACCAACGCCGGTTGAGTCGATACCGATATAGGTCACGTTGTACTGTTCGGTCAGTTTTTTGATGGCGTCAGCCTGGGCGCGGAAGTCCATTCCGCGCCACTGGTGACGCTCAAGAATGCGGAACTTACCGCCCGGCACGGCTGGCGGCGCCACCACCACGCATCCGGCGCTGTCGCCGTTCTGCGTACCTTTCGCCGGGTCATATCCGATCCACACTTCGCGCCAGCCAAACGGGCGCAGGGCCAGTGCATGAAAGTCGGTCCAGACTTCCCAACTGTCCACCATGCACGCCTGCAGCTCGCTGAGTGGGAACACAGACGCGAGATCGTCCACGAACTCACACATCAGCAGGTTCTGGTATTCGTCCGGGCTGTACTCCATGCGCAACTGGTCGAGGTCGAACAGGTTACAGCCGCCGCGCACCGCATCTTCCACAGTGACTATCTGGCGGTACTGCCCGTCTGCGCACAGCAGGCCGGGGGCCAGATTGCTGTGGGACAGGTCGATGTCCACCTTATCGGCTTTGTTGCGCCCTCGGTTGAACAGCGCACCGGACCAGAACGGATAAGCACTGTGTGTCAGGCTGGATGGCGTGGAAAAATAGGTTTGTCGCCATTTTTTGTGAATAGCCATACCGGAAGCCACTTTGCGCAGCTCCTGGAATTTCGGTATCCAGAAATATTCATCCAGATACAGGTTGCCGTGGTAACTCTGGGCCGTGCGGGCATTGGTGCCGAGGAAATACAGTGTGGCCCCGTTAGGAAGCACCATCGGATCGCCTTTCAGCTCCACTTCCACTTCTTTGGCGAAGTCGATGATGTACTGTTTAAAGACGTGGGCCTGAGCCTTGCTGGCGGAAAGGAAAATCTGGTTACGCCCGGTAAGCAGGGCGTCAATCAGGGCTTCACGGGCAAAGTAAAAGGTCGCGCCGATCTGGCGTGACTTCAGCAGGTTGCGGATGCGGTTGGTTTTTCCGGCTTCCCACCAGTGGCGCTGGTAGTTGAACATGGAGGAATGGAAGATTTCTTCCAGCTTCTCAATCTGTTCATCGGTGAAGACATTCTTTTCCGGCTGACGGCGCGGGCCTTTGTTGCGGTTGGCGACGTTAGGGTTTAAGTCGGCTTCGTTGCCGCCATTGTTAAACTTGCCGATCCGCGCGTGGCGCTCCGACTGGCGCGCCAGCAGGTCAATCTCTTTGAAATCTTTCCCTTCTTTGTGCTCCTTCATAATGAGCTGGCAGTAGCGTGCGGCGGTGGTGAGCTGCATCTGATCCAGCGGCCCATAGTCACCCCACTTGTCGCGTTTTTTCCAGCTGTGAACGGTTGCAACTTTCTCGCCCAGCATTTCAGCAATGCGGGCGACGCGGTATCCCTGAAAGTACAGCAGCATGGCCTGCCGACGGGGATCGAGATCTGCGGGTGTCAGTGTGGTGTTCATGGCACAAACCTACAGCCTTGAATGAAGGCTTTCCCCGCCTGCGGTTTGTGTGGTTGTCGGTACAAATACCGCGCATTGTTTCACTGCCCCCATCACCGCAACCATAAGGCTCCAGTAAGTTTTTTCTAACGGAGCACGGCTCATGACAGTGAAAGCAAAGCGTTTTCGCATCGGGGTGGAAGGTGCCACCACCGACGGACGCGAAATCCAGCGTGAATGGCTGGAACAGATGGCAGCCAGCTACAACCCGGCGGTGTATACCGCGCTGATTAACCTTGAGCACATCAAGTCTTATCTGCCGGACAGCACCTTTAACCGCTACGGCAAGGTGACGGCGCTGTTTGCTGAAGAAATCACGGAAGGTCCGCTGGCAGGCAAGATGGCGCTGTATGCCGACGTTGAGCCAACGGAGTCCCTGGTGGAACTGGTGAAAAAAGGCCAGAAATTATTCACCTCTATGGAAGTCAGCCCGAAGTTCGCTGATACGGGCAAAGCCTACCTGGTCGGCCTGGCTGCCACTGATGACCCTGCCAGTCTGGGTACGGAAATGCTGACATTCAGCGCCAGTGCAGCCCATAACCCGCTGGCAAACCGCAAGCAGAATCCTGCCAATCTCTTTACCGCTGCAGAGGAAACGGTGATCGAACTGGAAGAAATCCAGGAGGACAAGCCGTCCCTGTTTACCCGTGTCACGGCGCTGTTCACCAAAAAAGAGCAGTCCGACGATGCCCGGTTCTCTGATGTGCATAAGGCCGTGGAGCTGGTCGCCACTGAGCAGCAGAACCTGAGCGCACGCACCGAAAAATCCCTGTCTGAGCAGGAAGAACGCCTGTCTGAGCTGGAGACTGCTCTGCAGGAGCAGCAAACCGCCTTTAACGAACTGGTGAATAAGCTGAGTCATGAAGACAGCCGCCAGGACTACCGCCAGCGTGCAACAGGCGGTAACGCCCCCGCTGACACTCTGACCAATTGCTGATGGAGCACAAAACCTGATGAAGAAGAATACCCGCTTTGCTTTTAACGCTTACCTGCAGCAGCTGGCGCGTCTGAACGGTGTGGCAGTTGAAGAACTGTCCAGCAAATTCACCGTGGAGCCGTCTGTACAGCAGACGCTGGAAGACCAGATCCAGCAGTCCGCCGCTTTCCTGACGCTGATTAACGTCACGCCAGTGACTGAACAGTCCGGTCAGCTGCTGGGGCTGGGTGTTGGTAGTACCATTGCCGGAACCACTGATACCTCCGCGAAAGAGCGTGAACCCGTCGATCCGACCCTGATGGTCGATGTGGAATATAAATGCGAGCAGACCAACTTTGACACGGTGCTGACCTACGCGAAGCTGGATCTGTGGGCGAAGTTTCAGGATTTCCAGGTGCGTATCCGTGACGCCATCGTGAAACGTCAGGCACTGGACCGCATCATGATCGGCTTTAACGGCGTGAAGCGCGCGAAAACCTCTAACCGTAGCGAAAACCCGCTGCTGCAGGATGTGAACAAAGGCTGGTTGCAGAAAATCCGTGAGGATGCACCGGATCACGTCATGGGCAGCACCACCACGGGCGGTGAAACCACACCGGGCGCAGTGAAAGTCGGCAAAGGTGGCGAATATGCCAACCTGGACGCTGTAGTGATGGATGCGGTCAATGAGCTTATCGACGTGGTCTACCAGGACGATGACGATCTGGTGGTGATTTGCGGTCGTGAACTGTTGTCTGACAAGTATTTCCCGCTGGTCAACAAAGAGCAGGAGAACAGTGAAAAACTGGCTGCAGATATGATCATCAGCCAGAAACGCATGGGTGGCCTGCAGGCCGTGCGTGCGCCGTTCTTCCCGCCGAATGCGCTGCTGATCACCCGTCTGGATAACCTGTCCATCTACTGGCAGGAAGACACCCGCCGCCGTTCAGTTATCGACAACCCGAAACGTGACCGGATTGAAAACTTTGAATCCGTTAACGAAGCCTATGTGGTTGAGGACTACCGCTGCGCTGCACTGGTGGAAAACATCCAGATTGGCGATTTTAGCGCCGCCGCAGCAGAAGCCGGAGCGTAACCCATGAGCCTGAGTCCCGCACGGCAGCATCGCCTGCGCGTTCAGGCTGAACAGGCCGCCCGTGAGGGCGGCAGCGTTCGCCACGCGTCGGGCTATGACCTGATGCTGCTGCAACTGGCGGAAGACCGCCGCCGTCTCAAGGGCGTTCAGTCCACGGTCAAAAAAGCGGAAATCAAAGTGGAGCTGTTGCCGAAGTACGCCGCCTGGGCGGAGGGTGTTCTGGCTGCCGGAGGCGCTCAACAGGATGACGTGCTGATGTACGTGATGCTGTGGCGTATTGATGCCGGAGATTATGCCGGGGCGCTGGAGATCGGGCGTCATGCCCTGCGTCATGGCTGGGTGATGCCGCTGGGTAACCGCAACGTGCAGACCGTGCTGGCAGAGGAAATGGCAGACGCCGCGCAGAGCGCAATACTTGCCGCCACCGGCTTTGATGCCGATCTGTTGTTGCAGACGCTGGAGCTGACAGACGGTCTGGATATGCCGGACCAGTCACGGGCGCGTCTGCATAAAGCGATTGGCGCTGTCCTGAGTGAAAGCAATCCGGCTTCCGCCCTTAATCATCTCAACCATGCGTTACAGCTCGATCCCCGCTGTGGCGTGAAAAAAGACAAACAGCAGCTGGAGCGCAGACTGCGCAATGACAGCCGCTGACAGAACGTGCCCCCGCGCACGGGCGGCACGGGGTGGCGAAAGGCACTGCCACATCAAAACCCCGTCCACCGCCCTCTATTTCAGGAGAAAGCAGCATGAAGTTTGTTGCGCCAGAACAGGCACCGGAACAGGCGGAAATCATCAGGAATACGCCGTTCTGGCCTGATGTGGACTTGTCGGAGTTTCGCTGTGTCATGCGCACTGACGGCACGGTGACGCAGCCGCGTTTAAAGCAGGTTGCGCTGTCGGCAATTTCGGAGGTCAACGCAGAGCTGTATGAGTTTCGCAGACGTCAGCAGATGCTGGGATATGCCTCGCTGGCAGAGGTTCCGGCGGAACAGTTGGACGGCAAAAGTGAGCGCATTCATCACTATTTCAACGCGGTTTACTGCTGGGCACGCGCCATGCTCAACGAGCGTTATCAGGACTATGACGCCACGGCATCCGGTGTGAAGCGGGGCGAGGAACTGGCGGAAGCAAGCGGTGATTTGTGGCGTGACGCCCGCTGGGCCATCAGCCGGGTGCAGGATGCGCCGCACTGCACAGTGGAGCTTATCTGATGAAAGTGCGTGCGCATCAGTATGACACGGTGGACGCGCTTTGCTGGCGTCATTACGGGCGCACGCAGGGTGTCACGGAGCAGGTACTGAAGGCAAATCCGGGGCTTGCCGAATACGGCCCCTTTTTACCTCACGGGCTGCAGGTGGAGCTGCCGGACATACCGACAACCACCACCGTGCAGACCGTCCAGCTATGGGACTGAATTATGACGCTTGAGCGAATCAGCGCCTTTATCACGTATTGCATCGCCGTCGTGCTGGCCTGGCTGGGCGATTTGTCCATCAAGGATGCCTCAACGCTGGGCGGTCTGATGATTGGTGTGCTGATGCTGGCTATCAACTGGTACTACAAACACAAAGCCTACCAGCTTCTGCGCGACGGGCAGATCTCGCGGGAGGATTATGAATCCATCAATCGTTAAACGCTGTCTTGTCGGGACCGTGCTGGCTATTGCTGCCATGCTGCCGGGTTTTCAGCAGCTTCACACCTCCGTGGAGGGACTGAAACTGATTGCCGATTACGAAGGCTGTCGTCTGCAGCCGTATCAGTGCAGCGCGGGTGTCTGGACTGACGGCATTGGTAATACGTCGGGCGTCATTCCCGGCAAAACCATTACGGAACGACAGGCAGCAGAAGGGCTTATCTCCAACGTGCTGCGTGTGGAGCGGTCACTGGAAAGGTGTGTGAAGCAACAGCCACCACAGAAGGTGTATGACGCTACGGTGTCGTTTGCCTTCAACGTGGGGACTGGCAATGCCTGCAGTTCCACGCTGGTGAAATTGCTCAACCAGCGGCGCTGGGCGGATGCGTGCCGACAGTTGCCGCGCTGGGTTTATGTGAAAGGTGTGTTTAATCAGGGGCTGGATAACCGCCGTGCGCGGGAGATGGCCTGGTGCCTTAAAGGAGCTGGACTATGACGCGTGCGCTGGCGGTAGTGGCGGCGCTGGCACTCGTTGCGCTGGGCTGGCAGTCGTGGCGGCTTAACAGCGCCAGCCACACCATCGAAACGCAGCGCGCGGCGCTGAAAAGTAAAGCGCACGAACTAACGAAGAAAAATAGCCAGCTGATCAGTCTGTCCATTCTGGCTGAAACCAATAACCGGGAGCAGGCGCGGCTCTATGCCGAAGCAGAACAGACCAGCGCGCTGCTGAGACAACGACAACACCGGATCGAGGAACTGAAACGTGAGAACGAGGATTTACACCGCTGGGCTGATACTCCTTTGCCTGCTGACATTATCCGGCTGCGGGAACGTCCGACACTCACCGGAGGTGCAGCTTACCGTCAGTGGTTGTCCGCGAGTGACGCCGTGTCGGCTGGATCAGGCAGCGCCGCGCACTAACGGTGATCTGAACGCGTTGCTGGATGAAACGGAGGCCGCCTGGGCAGTCTGTGCAGACAAAGTGGACATGATTATTGCGTGTCAGGAGCGAAACAGTGAACAAACCACAGTCCCTGCGCCACGCCCTCAATAAAGCGGTGCCTTATGTCCGCAATAACCCGGACAAACTGCATCTGTTTGTGGATAACGGTTCGCTGGTTGCCACGGGGGCCAGCTCCATGTCATGGGAGTACCGTTACACCCTGAACGTGGTGATTGAGGATTTCAGCGGCGACCAGAATCTGCTGATGGCCCCGGTTTTGCTGTGGCTGCGGGATAACCAGCCCGATGCCATCAATAATCCGGCGTTACGGGAAAAGTTATTCACCTTTGAGGTGGATATTCTGCGCAACGATGTCTGTGATATCAGCCTTAACCTGCAACTGACGGAGCGTGTGCTGGTCAGCACTGACGGCAGTGTGTCGAGCGTTGAAGCGGTAGCGGAACCTGATGAACCTGAAGAAATGTGGACGGTGAAACGTGGCTGAATTGCAGAAGGTGGACGACTGGCTGAGTGCATTATTGGCGAATCTGGAGCCAGCCGCAAGAAGCCGCATGATGCGCCAGCTGGCGCAGGAACTACGCCGGACACAGCAGCAGAATATCAGGATGCAGCGCAACCCTGATGGCAGCAGTTATGAACCGCGCAAGGTCACAGCGCGCAGTAAAAAAGGCCGTATCAAACGTCAGATGTTTGCAAAGCTGCGCACCACAAAATACCTGAAAACTGCCGCCAGCGCCGATTCTGCCAGCGTGCAGTTTGAAGGCAAGGTACAGCGCATTGCCCGTGTTCATCACTACGGCTTACGTGATCGCGTCAGCCGCAAAGGACCGGAGGTCCGTTACGCAGAGCGTAAGCTATTGGGTATCCACGATAAAGAATATTATCAAATCAAGGATACCCTATTTGAATGGTTATCTAAATAATATAAAAATACATCTGTATTTTTTCTTATTTCATTTCGTGTGGCATATTTATGGCTTTGATTTTTTCGTGGTAATGATTAAACTCAATATGAGTATTGGTAAAATTAGATTCAAATGTATTCATTAAATTGGAATATAGTGATTCATATGATAAGGATACTTTTTTTCCATTTTTTTCTGCAGTTGTGCTAATGTACCTATGTACTGCAGAAAAAAGAAAATGACCTCTAAGCCACTTTCTGTATTCTATCGATTTTGATTTGAAAGATGAATCGATGTTATCTGGTTCCACACCTAATTTTTCAATAATGGTGTTTTTGTAATCCGTGATTTTTTGCTCGCAAATTTCATTTGATTTTCTAGATTTCATGAAACGATCTGCACTGTCACCAATAACTGAAATGCCTTTTCTATAAATATGATTGTATATATCAAGTTTTATTAGGGGTTCCATTTTGGTATAAAAGTCTTCTGTCCAAGAATCGATGTTGACATCGTTCATTATCTTTTGCGGTAATTTCCCGAGAGTTTTTATTGCCTTATATATGCCTGTTTTGTCAATAAATGTGTTTTCGATGGAGTGCCCATAAGTTTTTACAATACGACTATCAGCGTTTTCTTCATTTTCAAATGTAGTGAAGTCTGCATCACATGCAATAATAATTTGAAGATCTTCATCAGTAACTCTATCAATATATTTTTTTAATTCTTCACAGCCGCCAACATCTTTGATTTCAACCTTTAATGAACTAGCTTTATTAAAGATGATTTCCCAAAAGCAAATATCATCTGGGCCTTCAACATAAACCATGGCTTCAGCTTGGTAAAATAAATTCATTACATTTTCTGCTTCGGCAGAATAATGGAAATCATCCATGAACCAATTTCTCCATATCAAAGATTGCATTTCGATATTTAGAGGCCACTTCTGGTGAATGCGTAGCGGCGATAATTTGTGCGTTAGGGTTAAGTTGTTTGATTGCAGGTATTATTTTTCGTTGCCATGCAATATGTAGTGATAATTCTGGTTCATCAGTAAGATAGATGAAAGGTTTGTTTTGCTGTAGCAAAGTTTCAATAAAAAGAATTAATAGCTGTTTTTCTCCAGACGATAAATTACTATGGCTAATCGGCCCATGCTCGTTTTCTATTACTAGCTCACCGGAGATAAAATTAAATTTTTTATCGGTTATGAACTCATGTAATGTTTCTAAAAATAGATTTATAGGAAGAAATATGTTTTTTATTTCCTCCTCGGATTTTAAAGACATCTTTATAATTCTTTGCGTCTTTCGTAATGCCTCAAATGATCTGTAATCTACATTTAAAATATTTCTGTTGTTTTTTTCTGCAAGTCGTAGTTCTTCAAATGTATTGGCAATAGATTCAACGTGAAAGTTAATCTTCTTTCTGACATCACTATCAAAAGCTCCAAGTTGAGAATATGCAGCTATTAAATTTCTACGTTCTTTTTCTTTATCAAAAGAAAAGTTAAATGTGTCATCGATACCATCTTCTTTACTATAAAGAATAGAAGCAAGAACCTCTTTCTGTAATTTTGCAGAAACATCACGAGCTCTTTGTGATAAGTAAAGCTGATATTTTGTTAGATTCTGCAATAATTGTTCTAATCGGTAATCAACGGGGTTGATTAATTTTGAGCCATATTTGTCTCTGATTTCAAAATCTTCACCGCTTCTAAGTCGGTAAACTGATAGAGAAGATAAAGCAACTAATTTATCTAGCTCTAACTTAAGTTTTTCAACGTCTTCCTGATATTTTCTCCTCATATATATAGGCAGCCTACGATCTTCAAAGGATCTGATAATATATTTCTTTCTAGAAATTGTATATTCAAACGTAGGCAAAGCCTTAGTTATGTCAAATTTACTCACAACTTTTATTGTTTTAGTTTTGCTTCCTTCTTTTATTTTTATTGTTACATTATCAAAACTATTCTCATTTAACGATTCAAGTTCTAATGCCAGAACTGAGTGAAGAATATTCATAAAGGTTGTTTTACCGGTCCCATTTCGACCAATAATAATATTTACATCTTCATTAAATGAACATGATGCATTTAGTCTTCCCCAAAAACCTTCAATCTTGACACTAGATAATCTAAACATAGGAATCCTTTATTTAGTCCATGAGTAAATGCACTTTGTATCATAACTGGCACAAAACTAAAGAGTTTTTTTATCAATCTTAAATCAGCATGATTAAATTATGAACGCACAATTAACCGAAATCATGCGCCTTATCACCAACCTGATCCGCACTGGGGTAGTCACCGAAGTGGACCGGGAGAACTGGCTTTGCCGGGTGAAAACAGGCGACCTTGAAACCAACTGGATTAACTGGCTGACACTGCGCGCGGGCAATGCCCGCACATGGTGGAAACCATCAGAAGGTGAGCAGGTGGTGCTGCTGAGTCTGGGCGGTAATCTGGAAACCGCCTTTGCGCTGCCCGCTGTCTATTCGAATCAGTTCGCACCACCGTCGGCGTCGGTGGACGCCTGTGTGACAGAACATCCTGACGGTGGCTGGTTTGAATATGAACCCGCTACCGGGCGCTGGTATGTCAGGGGCATCAAATCCATGGTCATTGAGGCTGCCAACAACATTACCCTGAAAACCAGTGAGTTTGTGCTGGAGGCTGACCGCTCGCGTATTAACAGCGAAGTGGTGATCAATGGTGGCGTTACCCAGGGCGGCGGTGCAATGAGTTCTAACGGAATTGTGGTTGATGCACATCAGCATACTGGCGTCCTGAAAGGCGGCGACACAACCGGAGGCCCGGTATGACGCTTTATAGCGGGATGAACAATACCAGCGGTAAAGCCATTACTGATATTGACCATCTGCGCCAGTCGGTGCGGGACATTCTGCTGACACCGCAGGGTAGCCGTATTGCCCGTCGTGAATATGGTTCCCTGCTGTCGGCACTGGTAGACCAGCCACAAAATCCGGCATTACGTCTGCAGGTCATGTCGGCAGTGTATGTGGCGCTGAGTCGCTGGGAGCCACGGCTGACGCTGGATTCCATCACCATCAACAGCAATTTTGACGGTTCAATGGTGGTGGAGCTGACCGGGCGGCGGAATAACGGTGTGCCTGTTTCCCTTTCCGTATCAACAGGAGCAGAGAATGGCAGTGATTGACCTTTCGCAGTTACCTGCGCCGCAGATTGTGGATGTGCCGGACTTTGAGACGCTGCTTGCCGAACGCAAGGCAGAATTTGTGGCGCTTCATCCGAAAGATGAGCAGGAAGCAGTGATGCGTACGCTGGAACTGGAATCTGAACCCGTCACCAAATTGCTGCAGGAGAACGCTTACCGTGAGTTGCTTCTGCGCCAGCGCATTAACGAAGCCGCGCAGGCTGTGATGGTGGCTTACGCGATGGGCGGCGATCTTGACCAGCTCGCTGCTAACTACAACGTGAAACGCCTGACGGTGACACCTGCTGATGATGACGCTGTACCGCCCGTTGCGGCTGTGATGGAAAGTGATGAAGCGTTACGCCTGCGTGTGCCTGCAGCCTTTGAAGGGCTTTCTGTTGCTGGGCCAACTGCCGCTTATGAGTTTCATGCACGAAGCGCCGACGGTCGGGTGGCGGATGCCAGTGCAACCAGTCCGGCGCCTGCAGAGGTGGTGCTTACGGTCCTAAGCCGTGAAGGCGACGGAACAGCAGAAAAAGACCTGCTGGATGTGGTGGAGAAAGCCCTGAACAGTGAGAACGTCCGCCCGGTGGCTGACCGTCTGACGGTTCGCAGCGCGGAAATCATCCCGTACCGCGTGGAAGCCACCATTTTTCTCTATCCGGGGCCGGAAGCAGAGCCGGTAATGGCAGCGGCAAAAGCCAGCCTGCAGAGGTACATCGCCAGTCAGACGCGGCTGGGTCGGGATATTCGCCGTAGCGCCATTTTTGCCGCGCTGCATGTTGAGGGTGTTCAGCGTGTGGAACTGGCTTCCCCGCTGGCGGATGTGGTCCTGAACAAAACGCAGGCGGCATCATGTACGCAGTGGAGCATGACCAACGGGGGAACGGATGAATAGTCTGCTGCCACCGGGTTCAACGCCACTGGAGCGCCGACTGGCGCAAACCTGCAGCGGGATTTCTGATCTGCAGGTGCCGCTGCGTGACTTGTGGAATCCGGCAACCTGTCCGGTCAGTTTCCTGCCTTATCTCGCCTGGGCGTTCTCTGTGGATCGCTGGGACGAGGGCTGGACAGAAAGCGTCAAACGTCAGGTGGTGAAGGATGCTTTTTATATTCATCAGCATAAAGGAACCACCAGTGCCGTGCGGCGGGTGGTGGAGCCGTTCGGCTTTCTGATCCGCATTATTGAGTGGTGGCAGACCGGAGAGGCACCGGGCACGTTTCGTCTGGATATCGGCGTGCAGGATCAGGGCATCACTGAAGATACCTATCTGGAACTTGAGCGACTGATAAGCGATGCCAAACCATGTAGCCGTCACATGATCGGCATGTCCATCAACCTGCAGACCAGCGGCCCGCATTGGGTGGGAGCCGCCAGCTATCTTGGCGAAGAAATCACGATCTATCCGTATATCAACGAAACAATTATTTCCGGCGGCACCGCGCATGAAGGCGGGGCGGTCCATGTTATTGACACAATGAGAGTGAATCCATGAGCACAAAATTTTATACCCTGCTGACGGATATTGGCGCGGCGAAACTTGCCAGCGCCGCCGCGCTCGGTGTGCCGCTAAAAATTACCCATATGGCGGTGGGCGATGGCGGCGGAGTATTGCCGACGCCGGACGCAAAGCAGACTGCACTGGTAAATGAGAAACGCCGGGCTGCGCTGAATATGCTCTATATCGACCCGCAGAACAGCAGCCAGATTATTGCTGAACAGGTGATCCCTGAAAACGAGGGCGGTTGGTGGATACGTGAAGTGGGCCTGTTTGATGAGTCAGGGGCATTGATTGCCGTGGGGAACTGCCCGGAAAGCTATAAACCGCAACTGGCTGAAGGCAGCGGGCGCACCCAGACCGTGCGCATGGTGCTGATAACCAGCAGCACGGACAATATCACCCTGAAAATCGACCCTGCTGTTGTGCTGGCAACCCGCAAGTATGTGGATGACAAGGCACTGGAGCTGAAGGTGTACGTGGATGATCTGATGGCAAAACATCTTGCCGCACTGGACCCGCATTCACAGTACGCGCCAAAAGCCAGCCCGACGTTTACCGGAACCCCCAAAGCACCAACGCCAGCGGCGGGGAATAATACCACGCAACTTGCGACCACCGCGTTTGTTCAGGCGGCACTGAAGGCCCTTATTAATGGTGCGCCAGCCACGCTGGACACGCTGAAAGAAATAGCCGCAGCCATAAACAATGACCCGAAATTCAGCACCACCATTAATGATGCGCTGGCACTCAAAGCGCCGCTGTCGAGTCCTGCACTTACCGGGACGCCGACAGCCCCCACGGCGGCACAGTCGGTCAACAATACACAGATTGCCACCACGGCTTTTGTGAAATCGGCGATTGCGGCAATGGTGGGTTCTGCACCTGCTGCACTTGATACACTGAACGAACTGGCGGCGGCGCTGGGGAATGACCCGAACTTTGCCACGACAATAACTAACTCCCTTGCGGGGAAACAGCCAAAGGATGCTACTTTAACGGCGTTGGCAGGGCTTTCTACATCAAAAGATAAACTCCCTTATTTTACAGGGGAAGATCGGGCTGCCTTAACTGCACTGACAAGTGTTGGGCGTGCCATTCTTAGCAAGCCCAGCGCACAGGGCGTTCTTGATTATCTTGGTTTAGGGGATGGCTCTGCATTACCTGTTGGTGTCCCTGTTCCGTGGCCTTCTGCCACTCCACCGACAGGCTGGCTGAAATGCAACGGAGCGGCTTTTTCGGCTGAAGAATATCCCAAACTGGCAAAGGTTTATCCGACAAATAAATTGCCTGATTTACGTGGTGAGTTTATTCGTGGCTGGGATGAT